GGAAGAGCAAAAAATATCTTTAACAATTCAAGATGTTTCTTATTCTCAAGATGAGATGGATACTCCTGCAAGACTAAGAGCATTTAATAATATTGTTGGATTACAAACAGAGTCAGTCCAACTTGATGATCGTAGAATTGACAACCAAATTCGAACTAATGGCTGGATAAATATATTCATTCAATTAATGAATGAACCAGAAACAGCCGAAGTTGTTGAGGAAAATACGACAGAAAAAAAATTAGAATCTGACGATTCTTAATTCCAACTGGCTAGATCTATATTATATATAAAGATATATAGGTCTAGCTTTTTAATTTCAGGAGATAGAAATGGAACTTAAACAAAGTACATTTGTAAAACATAAATTACCATGTCCTACTTGCGGTGGTTCAGATCCAGTATCATTAAATGGTGATGGCTCTGCTAAATGCTTTAGTTGTGGCACATTTTTTACAGATTATAAAAACCCCAACGGAACAACTACAAGTATAAAAGCACCTACAAAAAATACATATTTAAATTCTTATACAGGTACTTATGGTGCTTTAACAGATAGAAATATATCAGAAAAAACAGCTAAAAAATATGGTGTTCGTGTTGTATATGGTAATGATGGTTCAATTGTAGAACATATTTATCCTTATTATAATGGCAATGAAATTATTGCTGTTAAAACTAGGTATGTAAATAATAAAAGCTTTAGAGTTAGTGGAACTTTTGAAGGTACAGGATTATTTGGTGAGCAGTTATTTAATAAAGGTGGTCGATATCTTACTATAACAGAAGGCGAATGTGATGCCCTTGCTGTTGCAGACTTAGGAATTAAAACGTCTGTTGTCTCAATTAAACGTGGTTCATCAGGAGCAGTACGTGATATTAGAGATAGTATAGAATTTATTGAGTCATTTGAAAATGTTATTATATGTTTTGATAATGATAAAGCAGGAAGAAAATCAGCACGAGAAGTTGCTCGTATATTAAGACCAGGAAAGTCTAGAATATTACAACTTCCTAATGGTTACAAAGATGCAAATGATATGCTTCAAAATAATAAATTTGCAGAGTTTACTAAATCGTGGTTCGAGGCTAAAACATATACACCAGCAGGAATTGTAGAGTTATCTAGTAAAAAAGATAATTGGATAACAAGAGAAATTAAAGAAAGCATTGCTTTTCCATATGAAGGTTTGAATAAAAAACTATATGGATTAAGAAAGAATGAACTCTTAACACTCACAGGTGGAACAGGACTTGGTAAAAGTAGTGTTGTTAGAGAGCTAGAACATTGGTTAATCAAACAGACTAATGATAACATAGGTATCATGGCACTTGAAGAAAACTGGCAACGCACCGCAGACGGTATTATTTCTATTGAAGCTAACGATAGAATTTATATTAATGAAGTAAGAGAAAAATATTCAGAAGAAAAGCTATCTGATTTATTTGATAATACAATACAAAAAGATAGAGTATTTATTCATGCTCATTTAGGAGTCAATCATATCGAAGAAATCTTTTCTAAATTAAGATACATGATTATTGGATGTGAATGTAAATGGATTATTATTGATCACTTACATATGCTTGTATCATCTTTAACAGACACAGATGAAAGACGAGGTATTGATATATTAATGACCAAGCTTCGTAGTTTAGTAGAAGAAACAGGAGTTGGTATGATATTAGTTTCTCATTTACGTAGAGTAGGTGGTGACTTAGGACACGAGAAAGGTGTTCAAGTATCGTTGAGTCATTTAAAAGGATCACAAGCTATAGCGCAACTATCAGATTGTGTTATTGCAATTGAAAGAAATCAACAAGCTGAAGATATAAAAGAAGCTAATACAGCTATTGTTCGTGTATTAAAATCTAGATATACAGGATTTACAGGCTATGCTTGTTCATTATTATATAACGCAGACACAGGAAGACTAACAGAATTAACAGACGAGGTAACATTTGAAAATGAAGACGATATCCCATTCTAATAATACTAGTTTACAAGCAAAATCTCGTTCTATTATTTTTGATATTGAATGTAATGGACTTACTCCCGATACTATATGGGTTATAGTAGCTAAAGAATACAACGGAAAATCTTTTGTATTTAGTTCTGCCTCTAATAATATAGAAGAAGGAATAAAACTATTGGCAGAAGCGGATACTTTAATAGGACATAATATAATAAGTTTCGATATTCCAATTATAAAAAAATTATATAACGTAGATTTATTATCTAATAAAAATATTATTGATACGCTAGTAATGTCAAGGTTATATAATCCTGTCCGAGAAGGTGGACACAGTTTAAAAAGCTGGGGATATCGCATAAAAGTTTATAAAGAAGACGAGCCTGCTTCGTGGGATGAGTTTGATCCTAAAATGATACCTTATTGTAAGCAAGATGTCATAGTTAATGAAGCAGTCTACAATAAATTAGTAGAAGAAAGCGTTGGTTTTTCTAAAGATTCTTTTTATATAGAACATGAAGTAACTAAAATTTTGCAAGAACAAGAAGAACATGGCTTTTATTTTGACGAACGAAAAGGTATGGAACTTCTTGCTTCATTACAAAAGAGAATGAAAGAAGTAAAAGAAGAAGTCCAAAAAGTATTTAAACCTAAGTGGGTAGATGATAAACTTGTATCACCTGACTTAAAGAAAGACGGAACCCTATCCAAACGAGGATTAACAGCCGAAGAATATAATAAAATATTAACTGAATTAACTCTTTTGCGTAGTGTAAATGGAATACAAGAAGAGGATTTTAAAAATCCAAAACCAAAACCTTTTATGAGACTGAAATATCAAGAGTTTAATCTTGGTTCTCGTAAACAAATAGGTGAATATCTTAGAGACTTTGGTTGGAAACCTGAAAGATTTACACCAACAGGACAACCTATTATAGATGAAGGAACTTTAAATAAAGTTAAACATATACCCGAAGCTAAATTAATAGCTGAGTTTTTATTATTACAAAAACGCACCGCACAAATTAGTTCGTGGCTTGATGTATTAAAAGATAATAGAGTACATGGTAGAGCCTTTTCTATTGGAACAATCACAGGTCGTATGGCACATAGAAAGCCTAACATGGCACAGGTTCCTTCAGCTAAAAGCCCATACGGAAAAGAATGTAGATCTTGTTGGATTGTACCACAAGATTATAAATTAGTAGGAATAGATGCGAGCAGTTTAGAAATTAGAATGCTGGCACATTATATGAATGACGAGGAATATACAAATGAAATCATTAATGGAGATATACACACACGAAATCAACAAACTGCAGGGCTTCAATCAAGAGATCAGGCTAAGACTTTCATCTATGCACTCATGTACGGAGCAGGAAATGAAAAACTTGGAAAAGTGGTTGGTGGAAGCAAAGCAAATGGCAAGCAACTTAGAAAACGCTTCTTCGATAATCTCCCAGCATTTAAAACTCTTCGAGATAGAGTTGAGAAAGCGGCAAAAAGAACTTATCTCAAAGGATTAGACGGAAGAAAAATATTTATAAGATATGAATACGCTGCATTAAATAGTTTATTACAAAGTGCAGGTGCTATTGTTATGAAAAAAGCTTTGCTTATTTTAAATGAGAAAGCTAAAAAAAGAAACTTAGATTTTAAATTTGTTGCTAACATTCACGATGAATGGCAAGTAGAAGTACACAAAGCTCATGCTGAATACTTTGGTAAGCTAGGTAAAGAAGCTATACAAGAAGCAGGAAAATATTTTAAACTTCGATGTCCTTTAGATGGTGAATATAAAATAGGAAATGGATGGGATGAAACACACTAAAACTTTAAACAATAATAGAAAAGGAGACTTCGCAGAATATTATGCAGTAACTTGGTTATGGGATCAAGGATATGAAGTCTTTCAAAACTCAGGCTGTACAGGTCCAGTAGATATGATTGCATTAAAAGGAGACGAAGTAATTTTAATAGATGTAAAGACTTTCTATGAAAGAAATAGAACACATGAAAAAAATAAAAACAACGGCAATTTTATTACAGGACTAAACTTAGAACCGAGTCATAAAAGAACAAAGAAACAAATAAAAATGGGGGTTAAAATATTAGGTTTTAATCCTGAAACAAGAGAACTAAGATTTGTGGAGCATATAAAATGAAAAAAATAGATACATTGGTAGAAGATATTTACGAAAAAGTTTCGGTTGTTGCTGAAGGAGAACAGCTTGATGTAACAGACGAGGCTATAGATAAATTTGGAGAGGGTATGAAGGAAGCTCTTAAAACGTGGTTAACTCCTCGTGAAGAGAGAGAACCTACTTTAAGAATGTCTAATATAGGTAGACCAGTAAGACAACTCTGGTTCGATATGAACTCACCAGTAACTGCGCAATTACCTTCTCCTGCAACCATGATTAAATTTTTACTTGGTCATTTAGGTGAACCCCTAATGACATTCTTAGTAGAATTAGCAGGGCATACAATTACTGATGAACAAAAGGAAATCAAAGTAAAAGGTATAGTAGGTCACATGGACTGCAAAATAGATGGCGAAGTTGTTGATATGAAAACAGCATCTCGTTTTGCATTCACAAAATTTGCGAATGGAACGCTTGCTGAGTCAGACCACTTTGGTTACCTCGGTCAACTTGCAGGCTATGAAAAAAATGAAGGCACAAATAAAGGGGGATTCTTAGTTCTTAATAAAGAAGGTGGTGATATTTGTTTCTTTAGACCAGAAGAACTTGACAAACCAAATATCAATGTTAAAATAGACAAGACAAAGAAAATAATTAAAAGAAAACTTCCGCCAAAAGAATTATGTTACGCTCCAGTAGCAGATGGAACTTACGGCAATTATAAAATGGGAAAACTCTGCATTTATTGTCCGCACAAATTTATTTGT